ACTTGGTGTAGTCACCAACGGCAGGTTCAATTGTAAGGTGATTGAAAAGAATTTGACCTCTAAGTTTTCTGCCATCTTCAAGCACCTCGACATCAACAGTGTAATCACTTGAAAGATCAGCACTGGCAACACCATCAAGGATAGAGTTGACAACATCATCATGGCTAACAGCTTTGTATCTACTGCCGTGAACACCAAGAACTTGGTTGGTATCAGTGCGCATCACGCACTGACTGCCTTGTATTTCGTTACCGAATTGATCGAACACTGGTTGTGTTTCAATTGGGAATGCCCATTCATTAGTCATATCAAGCATTGTGATAGCTCCGTTTGGTTGTAAGTGGTGCGATTGCACGTTCATCTTGCTCAGTGAACAAATTGATTTTAAATTCATTGCCGCTTTCATCGACAACAATGAGATTGCGACAAATGAATTTAATGTTGTTGGTGTAGTGTGTGATCTGCTCACGCACCTCTGTTACATTGTGAATGTTGATGTCCATTCTTATGCCTCAATGTTTACGGTTACATTGTAGTTAATGTACTCCGAGATAATCGTTTCAATTGATTCACGATAATCTTCGATTTGAAAGTTTTCTACGGCTGCTATTTCAGCGTCCTTCGCCAATAAAATCTCCTGACGAATAATCGCGCGTAGTGCTGTCACATAGTTCTCGTCTCTCATGTCCATGAGTGTTCTCCTTTTGATGTTAGTTGAGTAAATGAAAGGGAGCCGAAGCTCCCTGACGTTAGCTTGCTAGAAGCTTGTCGATTGCAGCTAGCTCACCAAGTCCATCCGACTTGTGTGTGCGCTTGGGCTTAGGCGACCAGACCTCGCCTTGAGTAATCAGCGTATAGACTTCCTTGTCTGCCTCGTGGCGAGTCTGAAGTTCGATTAGCTCGTTTTCCATTTTGTTGTACAGCGACAGCTTGTTTGAAATCTGAACGCTGATGACCTCTGCGTCTGGGTTCTCGCGACGCCAGACTGCAACGTCATTCTTGATCTGTGACATCTGTTCTGACTTCCACTCGATTGAGTTGAAGGAAGTGTAGCAAGCATCGCGAGCAATACTTATGCGAAGATATTCATTTTCGTCACCCTTGTGGAAGTTAATAATAGCAACCTTGGATTTAACTAGGTCGTCGCAAGAAGTGATGTTGTACTTTGTCATGTCTAAGTCTCCATTGTGATGTGCGAGGATAAGCCCTCGCAACACGGCCCAACACCCTCGTGCTGAAACGCCAATCTCTGATTGGTGCTTGCAGTTTGACAAGTGGCTTCCTCACCCAGATACACGCAGAGCCGCAAGATCACCTAACAACCAAGCCGCAGCACCCCGCACAGATAAAGGAAGCTGCTTGCAAACTGTTTCAGCATGAAGGGTTTGGATCAGGCGTGTGCGTGGGCTGCCGCAGCCTCATCACTGGAGACGCTAGTCATGTCAAATACAATCAGCGCTTCGCAGGGACGGCCTAGTTGAATCCGAGGTTGCCCTTTTAGTAGTCTTTCACTTTTAGAAGGGTGACGTGAATGAATACGCATAAGTATGGCGAGCATGGTTGCTGCGCTTGCTTCGGCTCTAGCGTGTGGTAGTCAGATTTACAGTCAAGTGACGTTGCAGCTGGCGTTGTGAGGTTCCTGACGTAGAGGGAAGAAGCTTCTTATTTCAACTGTCGGTGTGCAACTGGAAAACGTGCCGAACTTCTGATGAGCCTCGTGCAGACTGGAAGCTTTACCTGATTCTCATGGCGATCTGATCAACTGAGGCCAACGTACACACTGTCTGATGACGGTGACTGCTGCTCGACACTTCTGGTAAAGCTTACGTCTGGGGCTTCGGCTTCCTCTTCGTTGACGAAACGTGTCAACCCAGTAAGTCCCCTGTGACGTAAGGTAATTAGTATAGTGACGCTACGTCACTACTTGACAGACTATTGACAAATACCGCACTGTGGGGGGGACTTACAGGGGGGGTGTTAGAGAGCATACACAACTCCCTGCTTTGATGTTAATTTGTGCTACACTCTGAGTGCAACACAGTGATGACAACACAGGTGATGACTGCAATGAAGGTAATGAAGACTAGGGAATTAACACCAAAACAGCTCGTTTTAGTGGATACGCTCGTAGCAACAGGATGTACTGTAAAAGAAGCTTCGGAAGCTGCTGGATACGCTAAGGGTGAATCTGGAAGAGTAAGTGCTTCCAAGGCTTTAGCAACTCCCCATGTGCAGCAATACATGATGCAGAAGATAAGTGAACAGTTAGGAATGAACGCTACTGTGGCTGCTGCTAAAGTCTTGAAGCTAGCAACTGGCGCTAAGTCTGAGTACGTTCAGCTAGAAGCTTCCAAGGATATACTTGATCGGGCTGGGTTTAAGCCTATAGACCGTTCTCAAGTACAAGTAGCTGGCGATATAAAGGTTAGCATCGATCTTGGCTGAGAGGGTAGGGGGGTCAAAAAACGCAACAGTATTGCTAGCGAGTAGTCCTCCTCTCTCATTTTTTTTCTTCACAGTTTGTGCGTTGCTTCAAAAAATATTTTTTCTTAGAAAGGTACGCAAAGGATATTTGTTATGAAGACACCAGCTTGGCAGAGGTCAGAGGGTAAAAACCCCAAAGGCGGATTGAACCGCAAAGGTCGTGAGAGCTATAAGGGCGGGACATTAAAGCCTCCTGTGAAGAGTGGTGATAATCCTCGTCGTGCTAGTTTCTTGGCAAGGATGGCTGGGATGCGCGGACCTGAGCGTGACTCGAAGGGAAAGCCTACGCGTCTTCTTCTTAGTTTGAGGGCATGGGGTGCTAGTAGTAAGGCTGATGCTAGGGCGAAGGCTCGTGCGATTAGCAAACGGAATAAGGCAAAGAAGGAGAAGGCGTGATGCCTATGGGTAAAGGAACATATGGGTCGAAGGTTGGTCGCCCTAAGAAGTCATTGTTGACTGCGAAGCAGAAGACATTGCCTGATGCATTGAAGCGCAAGATTATGAAAGCGAAGAAAAATGCCAATGAAAAGTAAGAGCCGCCAGTCTTTATTGAGTCAGTATCAGAAGGCTGAAGAAGAATTAGATCAGTTGATGGACAACATTCCTGAGGGTGGTCTTAGCAAGAAGCAGGATGACAAGCGGCGCAAGCTGAAGAGTTTGTTGCAACGTCTTGGCACACAGCTTGGTTCTATGTCACCGCCTGACAAGGAGTTTCCGTAACCTCGAACTTGGTTTGAGGATTTGGTTATAAGAGGAGTTCAAGGTAATGCCTGTTAACGAGGCGGATAACTATACAAAGCCTAAGATGCGGAAGAACTTGTTCAACAAGATCAAAGCAAAGGCAACACATGGCACCGCTGCAGGTCAGTGGTCAGCACGTAAGGCGCAGCTCTTGGCTAAGGAGTATAAGAAGCGTGGTGGTGGTTACAAATGAAGGCTCCTCAGAAGTCACTCCTTAATTGGGGAAAGCAGAAGTGGCGCACCAAGAGTGGTAAGAAGTCTAGTGAGACTGGTGAGCGTTACCTTCCTAGCAAGGCTATTGCTGCTCTTAGTGATTCTGAATATGCAGCTACAACCAGAGCTAAACGAGAGGGCAAGGCAAAGGGTAAGCAGTTTGTGGCTCAACCGAAAGCGATTGCTCGGAAAGTAAAACAGTATAGGACTTGATATGGCTTGGTATTTACCTAGTGGAGAACTCTATACTGGTGAGACACATGTTCTTGCTGGTACAACGTATAGCGGCAAAACGAGGACTCCCGACTCGCGCCGCTTAGTGGAAGGGCCAGAACCAACACGTTCGCGCAGCTCCAAGGGACGACTGAAGGCAGACGACCCTTCCACTCCTGACATTAACGAGGCTTATTCTAAGCCAAAGCGGAAAAAGAAATGAGCTTTGTAAAATCATTGAAGCAAGAAGAACTGACTATGCTTCGTCGCATTGTTAAGAAGGTTCACTTCCAGTACTTCGATGAAAAGCACGGCGCTAGCTTTGTTACTAATAAGATGCTGGACCAAATGATTGATAGCTTCGCGCCCGAGGTTGCAGAGCGCATGATTAAGTTCGGAGTTGATAAAGGACTGCGATAGTGGTTGATTTTAAGTACAAGCCAGACGGTGAAGTGCTGAAGGCTTTCATGAAGGATGAAACATTCTTTCGCGGGATTCGAGGGCCAGTAGGGAGTGGTAAAAGTGTTGGATGTTGTGTCGAGGTTTTTCGTCGAGCGCTGGAACAGAAGAAAGGGCCAGACGGCCTTAGAAAGTCTCGATGGGCTATTATCCGAAACACAAACCCACAGCTACGAACTACAACTATTAAGACATGGCTTGACTGGTTTCCCGAAGAAGATTGGGGAAAGTTCACATGGTCGGTTCCATATACGCACCGTATTAAGAAAGGTGAGATCGACCTTGAAGTAATCTTCCTTGCCCTTGATCGTCCCGAAGATGTTAAGAAGCTCCTCTCCCTCGAACTGACTGGCATCTGGATCAATGAGGCAAGGGAGATACCTAAGAGTATCATTGATGCGTGTACTATGCGTGTTGGTCGTTACCCGAGCATGAGGGATGGCGGCCCTAGTTGGACTGGGGTTATTGCTGATACCAACGCGCCTGAAGAAGATCACTGGTGGCCTATTATGTCTGGTGAGGTTCCTGTGCCAGACCATATACCACGGGATCAGGCTAAGATGTTGGTCAAACCTGACAACTGGGAGTTTTTTACTCAACCCGCTGGTATGAAAGAGATTCTCAACGAAGAAGGTGAGATCGAGGATTATGTCCCGAATGCCAACGCTGAGAATGCTAAGAATATGTTGAAGGGGTATTACCCTAACCTTATTCGAGGCAAAACGAAAAGCTGGATTGATGTCTATGTTATGAACAAGCTGGGCACAATCCAAGATGGAAAGCCAGTATATCCAATGTTTGTTTCAGATACACACGTTGCAAAAGAAGAGATACCAGTTGCGGCTGGTCTTCCCTTGTATATCGGTATTGACTTTGGGCTTACCCCTGCGGCTGTTCTGGGACAGAAGGTTCGCAACAGGTGGTTGATACAGTCTGAGATTGTTGCTTTTGATATGGGCATTGTCAGATTTGCTGAAGTTCTAAGAAATGAGATTGCTACTCGTTTCTCTAGCGTTTCAGATGTGTATATCTACGGTGACCCCGCTGGTGACTTTAGAGCGCAGACTGATGAATCCACTCCCTTTCACATTCTGCGCGGTGCTGGCTTGAGGGCCTTCCCCGCGCCTTCCAACTCTGTTGACCTTCGTCTTGAGTCAGTGTCCTCCCAGCTGAACAAGATGACAGAAGGGAAGCCAGCATTCTTAGTAGACCGCCGATGCCAACAGTTAATTAAAGGTTTTGAAGGCGGTTATTCATACAAGCGCATGGAGGTTAGCGGGGAACGGTACGCTGATAAACCTGATAAGAATATGTTCTCTCACATTCACGATGCGTTGCAATACTTGATGCTTGGCGCTGGTGAAGGTAGAGCGCTTATGACTAATCAAAGGCCATCGCAAGTAGTGACTGCCAAGCGTAACTTTGATGTGTTTAGTAAGAAGTCATCTCAGCGCAAACCGAGTGTGTGGTCACTTGTGCGTTGAGTTTTTATAAATTCTGTGCTTTTGAATAGGAAAAAAGGATAAGACTATGTGTTGGCCGAAACGCGCACCGCATCCCATAGTGGATCAAGGTATTGATAATTCTGGAGCGCTTCAGCTCTATGACTATCAAGATGCGGGTGTAAAGCTTCAGAATGCTGGTGCATCTTTGTTTAGTAAGTCGGGCGCTCAGGCTGTTTTGCCTGATGGAACTAAAACGCCTATCTTTAAGAACAAAAGCAATGAAGTTGAGAAGCAACAGCTTCTTGCCTACCTTAATGCGAACCATTCTGATATTCTTAATCAGGCATCTGCAACTGATTTGGGCGTAGATAAAACTACAGTTACCAAAGATGAAGACACTGGCGATGTAACTGTTACTGTTGACACTGTTGGTGGAGAGAGTGGTTCAAAAACATTTGAGGCGGCTGACACTGAAACTATTGAGGGTTTGAATGAAGCGATTAATAATCTTCAAACAGAACTTGATGCACTTAAGGGTGATCAACAGGCAGCAATAGATGCAGGTATTGCAGCAGCATTAGCGGCAGCACAAGAGGATGAGCTACAAGATGCCGCTGAGAGTGGGGCTTCATTAGAAACGACTGTAGACTCTGAAGCAAATAAAGCGTTTGTTGAAGCTGCAGAAGCTGAAGCTAACAAAGATATTACTACAAAATCAGGAGCAACTCAGTTTTCGGATATAGATGTTTTAACTGAGGGTGAGTCTACACTTCTTGACCCTGATATCAAAACGCTTGATCCAGTTAGTCCAGTTGGAATTACATCAGTTAGTACTAAGGCTATTGTTCAGCAAACGCCTCAAGAGGCGGTAAGCTTTCAAGAACAAATAGCAAGAGAAGAATTACGCCGTGCGCGAGTAGATCGTGCTATTCAAAAACGTTCATTAATGCGTCGACGAATAGAAGCAGCATCTGTGGTTGGTGCTGGTCGTATTGTGCGTAGTGGTCAAGAGGTAGAGCTTGATCTTGGAGAGCCTAGTGCACCAATTGCAAGAGCAACTGGTTTGCGTGCAGGCAGAGGTCGAGGGTCATTAATCACAGGCTCTCGTGGTGGAATTGGTTTTTACAGTAGGTTCTCATAATGCACAGTCCTGAAAAATATCTGCAACGCTATGAAAAAGCAAAAGCGCATCGTCAAAACTTCGTAGACTTGTTTGAAGAGTGTTATGAATACGCGCTGCCACAGCGTGAATCCTTTTACTATGAGACTGCGGGTCAACGTCGAGATGATAAAATCTTTGACGAGACTGCGGTTGTTGGGGTTCAAGAGTTTGCATCCCGCCTACAGTCTGGTCTTGTTCCTAACTTTGCGCGGTGGGCTGACCTAGCAGCTGGTTCTGAAATACGCACAGAGGAACGCGATCAGATTGACAATGACTTAGATGAAGTCACTGAATATGTGTTTGAGGTATTGCAGAACTCTAACTTTGGACAAGAGGTGCATGAGTCATTTATGGACTTGGCGGTTGGTACTGGCATCCTTTGTGTAGAAGAGGGAGATGCAATTAACCCTGTTGTCTTTTCTGCTATTCCGCTTCCACATGTCGTGCTAGACACTGGCCCAGATGATAAGATTGATCATGTGTTTCGTGAACGTAAGGGTATCCGCAACTCTGACCTAGCATACATGTACCCAGATGGATCATTTGATAATCGTGTGACTGAGCGCGTTAGCCGTGATCCAGAAGGTAAGTGTACTTTGCTTGAGGTAGTTTGTAAGAACTATGATAAGCGTAACGAAGAAGCTTACTACTACTATGTCATCGACATGAACACGAAGACATATCTAGTTAGAGAAGATTTCTCTGGCGTGGGGTCTAACCCATACGTTTGCTTCCGTTGGTCTAAGTGTGCTGGAGAAGTCTACGGTCGCGGTCCGCTAATCAATGCGCTGTCTGCTATTAAGACAACCAACCTAACCATCCAGTTGATTCTAGAAAATGCTCAAATGGCAATCTCTGGTATTTATCAAATGGACGATGATGGCATCATCAATCCTGACACCATCAACCTAGTGCCTGGAACAATCATACCTAAATCACCTACGTCTGGCGGGCTTCAGCCCGTACAGGCGGCAGGTCGCTTTGATGTTGCTGACCTAGTGCTTAGTGACATGCGACTGAACATCAAACGAGCACTCTACAACGATATGCTTGGAAACCCTGATCGCACACCAGCATCTGCAACTGAGGTTGCCGAGCGCATGGCTGATCTGTCTCGTCGCATTGGTTCTGCCTTTGGTCGCTTGCAAGCGGAGTTGGTGCAGCCAGTATTGCAGCGTGTAATCCACATTCTAAAGAAACAGGGTCGCATTGAGCTGCCAACAGTCAATGGTCGCGAAGTAAAGATTCGCTCCGTATCACCACTTGCCCAAGCGCAGTCAAACCAAGATATTACAGCTGTGGCTAACTTCCTAGAGATGGTTAATACCTACTTTGGCGGGGACATGACCAACCTTCTAATTGATAGTGAAGGCACAGCTGTACACCTTGCTAAAAAGTTTGGGATACCAGACAACTTGATTCGTGATGAAAATCAGCGTAAAGAGATAGTTGCAATGATGCAGCAAATGCAAGCGTTGCAGCAACAAGAACAGCAAGCGGGGCCACCAGTTGCCTAACCACATTGGTTTAGACGGAATACCTAGAGCCAAAGCGGAAGAAGATAAGATCAGTCTTAACATTGCTTCCGTTTTCTCCGAGCCTACTGGCAAAGAGATACTTAAATACTTGCGCAGCATTACTATCGAAATGGTAGGTGGCCCTGATATTACAGACGCCACTTTGCGCCATCTTGAGGGCCAGCGTCATGTTGTTGGCCTTATTGAGCGACATATTCAGCGGGGACATAAACTGAAATGAGTGAAGAAGTAGAAGCAGCACCAGAGCAAACATCAGAGTTGCCACCTCGTGAAGAGCGTGACTTTGTAGTTGCAGAAGACTTAGAAACATCTGAGCGCCCTGAGTGGTTGCCAGAAAAGTATAAGACTGGTGAAGACTTGGCTAAGGCTTACAAAGAGCTTGAGTCAAAACTTGGTGCGCGTGAAGAAGACATGCGTCAGAAATTTATTGATGAGTTAAATCAAGAAGCTTACAAGGATCGCCCAGAGTCTGTTGGTGATTATAAAGTCCCAGAGGGATTGGATGAAGAGTCGGCATTAGATGATGAAGTATTCCAATGGTGGGCAAAGCATTCTTTTGAAAATGGGTTTAGCCAGTCCGAGTTTGAAGATGGCATCAACATGGTAATGAAAGCCATGAATGCAAACGAGCCAGACCTTGACGCAGAAATGGAAAAGCTTGGTGATAATGCAACTGCGCGTATTGAAGCGGTTGCTTTGTTTACTCAAAACTTCTTTCCACAAGAACACATGGAATCTATTGAGCGTTTAGCTGAAACAGCTGATGGGCTGAAGACGCTAGAGTTTGTTATGGAAAAGATGAAGTCGCCTTCTGTGAATGCGTCATCTGATCCAGTATCAAAGATTAGCCAAGATAGCCTTCAGTCTATGATGCAAGATGAGCGCTACTGGAACCCAGCGCGGCGTGATGAAGCTTTCGTAAAAGAGGTGAACGATGGCTTCCAAAAACTTTACAGAGGTTAAAGTTATTCAAAGGGGGGAGGCTTATGTCACCCCCTTGCAGCCATTTCATTTAAAAGAAATTAACATCCATCAAGAAAATCTAAATGAGTTTTCGTACTATGGATATGAGGATGTTGATGAAGCTCTAGAGCATATGTCTCAGCAGTCAGAGGCATATATATGTCGCAACAAAAATGGTGAAATAATCTTTATTTGTGGGCTTTGGTTTGAGATTGAAGACGACCCACAGATGTTTATGATTCTTGCTGATAACATATCTGACAACGTACATTTGATGGCAAAGATGAGCATAGCTTTGCTGCACATGTTTGAGATGTGCCATCTTACAATTACCATGAGCATCCTAGCTAAAAGCGAGAGAATGCTGCATTGGGCTTGCTGGTTAGGCTTTGCACCTGTTGGGACTGATGAGACCTTTGTTGATTTTGTGCGTTGCAATATTACAGGAAATAGTGTTACGGATGAGTCATTGCGGCCCGTAACGCATTGATCGGCCCTTTTTGGACACCCGAGTTGAGATGAAAGTGCGGATACCCGTGGCAATCAGAAACTCAACTAAGGACTCTTTAAAATGGCTAATGCAATTGACCAAGCCTTTATTAAGCAGTTTGAGACTGAGGTTCACATGGCATACCAGCGTATGGGTTCCAAGCTACGGAATACTGTACGTTCGTCAAATGTGACAGGCTCAGTTGCTCGCTTCCAGAAAATCGGAGCAGGTACTGCATCTACTAAAACACGCAATGGCGATGTGACTACAATGGAATTGGCGCACACAAACGTGGAAGCGACAATGACAGATCACTATGCAGCGGAGTACATCGACAAGCTAGACGAGTTGAAAATCAACATCAACGAACGTCAAGCTGTTGCACAATCAGCCGCAGCTGCACTAGGTCGTAAGACTG